CTGATAAGTAACTATATACTCTTCATTTGCAGAGTCATTAAATGCCACGACTGTTGAAATACGGTAGCAGCCAGCTGCTGGTGTGTAAACACCTGCAACATCTGCACCAAAACCCAACGGATCAAACTGAGCCGCATCAAAATCAAGATTCGAAGCGACAGTGGTTGTGAATGTTTGGGCTGTGGCGCGAGAATAAAAGCTGGTTTGCTGGGAATTGGAAGAATCTGCCGGAGTGTTCTGTGGCAAGAACAAGTCAACATCATATTCCACGTATAATTTGCCAACAGTTGAAGTGCCAGACTCGTTGTTTGAAATGACGAAAAGCTTGCCCACATCAAAAGTTTTGATGTCGCCTGCGATGTTGGTGGAACGAATCCAACGGCGAGGTCCTGAACCCATCATTGCAGCAGGGTCCAAAACGCAAGTGAATGGGGCATACACGCTTGAAATGCATGCGCCATAATTGTCAGATGCCTGGGTTTCGTTCACAGGGGGTGGTTGAGAAGCATCATAATTCGGTGACAACATTATATCACCGGCAGTGCTCGTTGCAGCAAATGGAACCCATTCAAATCTCAAGGAATTGAATCGGTATTGTTGCCATAATTGAGCTTCTGCCGCCAATCTTGGAAATGTGGCGGCAACTCCGGGATTGAGGGCCAATGTTGATTGAATTGTGAAGGTGGTCGACCCAGCGACGGCTGAGAGCACGAGCTCTCGGAACTGTATGTTTCTGGACGTTCCAGTCGTTTTAGAGTTCGGCCTGCCTGTGCGAACGAGGGTGCCATACGAAACGGGTGCTGCAATTGTTCGTTGCAACCCGGGGTTATACATCTCTCGTTTGCCACCATTTGAGGCTGGGGGCTTGGGCTTGGGTTTGTTGGCATTAACCTTCGCCGGCTTTGCCTTGGGTTTTCGAGTTTGTCTACTTGACATGTTATGTTAACCTGCAAAAAGCAAGAATGTGGTGTTGTTGGAGAATGAGTTTCCAGTTAAGGAAGAGGAGGAGGCGTTTTTCAGTAAAGTAAAACTTGAGTCCTGCTGGTAAGGGAAGGGCGCAGGTACTCCTTCTGATAGGCGAGTCTACCAACCTACCTTTGGACGCTCGTGGACGTCTGCTAGATCAATGTTCACAATTTTATCAATGACCGGGTGAACAATTATCCCCACATGTCCGCGGTTATTTTCAAGGAACGCATTTGCGGAATCGATTTCTTGTTGAGTAACACCATATTTTCTTTTGAAATCTTCCGAAATGTCTCCTACACCGCGACCCACGAGATGCACATATTGACTCTGTTTTACTTCACCTTTCTCAGGCTCATGAATTTCCAGGAATTTATTGATTATCGGCATATCGCCGACAACACTACGAACGCCTACCACTATTGATTTCATGTAAGTGTCACGATTCTTTTTCGTTGGGGGGTTTACTGTCCAAAACAATTTCCGCATTAACCTGCCGGGTTTCGGCGTAAATGTGAATTTGTTCAATGCGTCACGGAACCAAATTCCAGATATGAAGGAGACATCTAAGTAATCTGAAAACTTAGCATACTCGGGCGTTATGCCGAGTGCGGACTCTTCATTTGCTAACGCATGTTCATCGAAATCACCATCAACGACGATCAATAGGTCATCACCTGCCACGATGATGTCCCCACGTAAGCCGAGATTGCTCATGGCTTCATAAGCTATCGCGGCATTAACTAAGGAATTGCCTAAAGTTGTGTCATTGTGACCCGATTTCGTTGTACCAACTAATGTGTA